AAAACGAAGACAGAAAGGATTAAAAAGAAATGAAAACCTTTCTAATTTCAGATACTCACTTTGGTCACGCTAATATCCTCAGTTTTATGCGTGATGATGGGACACCCCTTCGAGGTGGTTTCACTGACATCCACCATCACGATGAGTTTCTGATTCAGAATTGGAATAATGTTGTTGGTGTCAATGATAAGGTGTATCATCTGGGGGATGTTGGATTTAAGAACTTTGCTAAGGTTAAAGCAACAATGGATAGACTTAACGGTACGAAAGTACTCATCAAAGGAAACCATGACAACTTTAAACTATCCCAGTATGCACAGATCTTCAAGGATGTACGCGCCTATCATGTCCTAGATAAATTTGTTCTGTCACACATTCCTGTACATCCATATAGTGTGACAAGATGGAAAGCAAACATTCACGGACATCTGCACGATAGTGTGCTACCAGATAAGAAGTACATCAATGTTAGTGTGGAGCAAATTGGATATACACCCATTGATTTTGAACTAATTAGGAGTAAATATAGTTGAGTACTCACCTTGTAATACCGGACGTACAAGTAAAACCCAACCAAGATGTTTCATTCCTCAAAGTAATTGGGGAATATATAGTGGAGAAAAAACCAGATGTTATTATATGTATTGGGGACTTCGCTGACTTACCTAGTCTTAGCAGTTATGACGTAGGTAAGAAGAGCTTTGAGGGTAGACGATATCGAGACGATGTACTAGCTACCCAACACGCAATGGAGGTGCTCTTGGCCCCACTTGCTAAGTATAACCAACAAGCTCTGAAAAACAAGAAGAAAGTATATCGTCCTCGGATGCTACTTACTATTGGTAATCATGAGAATCGCATTACACGGGCAGTAGAAAACGATGCTAAATTGGATGGAACAATTGGCTTGGAAGATCTTCGCTACGAGCAGTACGGTTGGGAGGTGCATCCTTTTCTTGACGTTGTGCTTGTTGATGGTATTGCTTATTCCCATTATTTTACTACGGGTGTTATGGGTCGCCCTGTTACTAGTGCTAGGGCGTTAGTGACTAAGAAGCACATTAGCTGTGTCCAAGGGCACAACCAGAAGATGGAGATTTATAATGAGTATAAGGCCGATGGCAAGTCAATTACAGGGCTATTTGCCGGATGCTGTTACCAGCATAACGAAGATTATCTCGGCCCCCAAGGGAACAACTACTTCCGGGGAATCCACATGCTATATGATGTACAAGAGGGGCAATTTCACTGTCACTCCATTACCCTCGATTATCTTCTTAAGAGATCTCAACGAAGGCTACGAGCAGGAACGGTGGAAGGAGTTGTGGTATGAGTGGTGATCATTATCATGGTAGGGATCTTCTTGACCTCTTGCTAAAACATCAAGTGGGCTTTGCTGAGGGGAACATCATGAAGTATGTGTTCCGTTGGCGAGAGAAGGATGGTGTGGCTGACTTGGTTAAAGCCCGTGACTACCTAGAAGCACTCATTGTACAAGATCGCTTGGATCAACAAGAGAAACAAATTAACGAATTAATTCATATGAAAGATCCATTTTGAATCTAGACAAATATACAGAATTTACACGGACTACTGCACAATATCCCGGGGCAGGTACCCACTCATTTGAGGAGATTGTCTACTTAACACTAGGCCTAGCATCCGAATCTGGTGAGGTTGCTGGTAAACTAAAGAAGATTGTTAGAGGAGATAGAGTTGAGCCCGAGGCATTTGTCAGTGAAGTCGGTGATGTACTTTGGTATTTGGTTCGTATTTGCGATAATCTTAACATTAGTTTGGAGCAATTGGCCGATCTAAATGCAGCTAAATTAAGCCAACGAGTGGTTGATAATACTATTAAGGGGAACGGGGATGAAGAGCGAACCAACCTCATTCAAGCCACGTAAGTACCAGTGCACTGACTGTGAGGACATCATTTTCTCAAGCCGCTCGGGTGAGTTCGTTACTTGTAAATGTGGTGCTATATCTGTGGATCAAACACTTCATTATACCCGTTGGATCGGGCAGATGGACAAATTCAAAGAGGTGAAGGATGAAGATTAAGTATCGGGAGGGATATAAATATCAACTAGCAGAGACATACTCCTTAATTACCCCAGTAATTGGATATGAAATCTTAGATCAATTCTACGTACTACAACGTAATGGCTACCTCATCATCAAGTCTGGGTATGCATGGGATGGGGCAAGTGGTCCCACTATTGATACTAAGAGTAGTATGCGTCCCTCTCTAGTGCACGATGTATTTTGTCAAGCACAACGAGCAGGACAAATCAACCATAAGTATTGGGAGCATGTGATCAATGACTTCTTCTATAAGATGTGTGTAGATGATGGGATGTGCCATGTTCGCGCTAGTATATGGAAAGCTGGTGTGGAGTTTGCTGATGCCGGTGATCCAGAACAAGGTGTATCTAATCCAGTACAGGAGGCACCATGATACAAGAGATGACACTCGTTGGTATTGGCTCTCCAATCAAGGTACAGATTATTCCTCCTGATCTTTGGGCACAGCATGTGGGTGAGATTGCACCGGCAGAGCCAGCCACCATCCGTGGGTTTGCTGACTACTCTACCAAAACAATTTATGTAGAAGATAACACACAAGCCCCATCAACCCTACTGCATGAGCTCATACACCTCACATCTGACTTTTGTGGGGGTGAGTTAACAGAAGAGCAGGTGGAAGCTGTAGAGAGGGGTTTGTGGGCTGTTCTTGGACAGAACCCACATCTCCTAGAGTATTGGACTGATAAAACATGACAACAATAACAGAATTAAAAGTACTTCTAAAAGAGCATGATGAGTTGGAGTTAATTGAGCGACTTGAGATTACCTCCGAGGAAATTGTAGATAGATTTGATGATAAGATAGAAGATAACTTTGAAGAACTCCTCGCGCAAGAAACCGGTAACTAACCGGCAAAAGGAAGTGGATGATATAAAGGGTAAGAAACCCTTTCGATTGCGTAAGCAAATAGAACAAGAAATCTCAAAGGAACTCAAAGAGTATGCAACAAGAAAGATTTAAAACTAGCTTTGCATCAAATATTTTTAGGAATAAGTATGCCCAAGGAGCTAATGATACATGGGACAGCCTTGCCGACAGGCTTGTTGAAGATGTCTGTGGCACTCGATGGGGAACCGATAGAGCACTACTATCGAGCTCCGACATGGGTGAACTTTCGGAACATATTAAAGCAATGCGGTTTCTCCCGGGAGGACGTTATCTATATTATGCAGGACGAACCGCAAAGTTTTACAATAACTGCTACCTTCTTAGAGCAGAAGAAGACACCCGAGAAGAATGGGCAGACATAGCTTGGCGTAGTATGAATTGTCTTACAACAGGAGGCGGCATTGGCATTGATTATTCGCGCTTACGGCCAGAAGGTCGACCTCTATCCCGTACCGGAGGGAAATCTAGTGGCCCTCTACCTCTTATGTCTGCAGTTAATGAGATCGGAAGATGTGTCATGCAAGGTGGTTCACGGCGTTCTGCAATTTACGCCTCTCTCAACTGGCAGCATGAGGACATTCCCCTTTTCATAAAGGCTAAGGATTGGTCAGAAGAAGTTAAGGCAGCTAAGGCCAAAGACTTCAATGCACCGGGTATGCTGGACATGACCAACATCTCCATCAACTATGATGATAATTGGCTCTATAGTGGGACTGCTCTTAGCTCAGATGAGGAACATGCTGCACATCGAGCTGCTAATCCAGTGTTCCTAGAGAACTGTAGGCAAGCAATGATGACAGGGGAACCGGGCTTTAGCTTTAACTTTGGACTAAAACAAAATGAAACGCTTCGGAATGCTTGTACAGAAGTTACGTCAGAGGATGATTCTGACGTTTGTAATCTTGGTTCTATCAATCTCGGCAATATATCGTCTTTGGACGAATTCCGTAGCATCGTCCAGTTGGCTTCCAAGTTTCTCGTATGTGGGACTCTCAGGGCTGACTTACCATACGAAAAGGTTTACAAAGTACGAGAGAAAAATCGTCGCTTGGGCCTTGGACTTATGGGAATCCACGAGTGGCTCCTCAAGCGAGGAGGAGATTATACAGTCACGAAAGAGTTGCATGAATGGTTAGAGGTATATCGAGATGAATCCAAACGAGCAGCAGACGAGCACTGTGCACATCTATACATCTCAAGTCCAAGAGCTTATAGAGCAATTGCCCCCACAGGAAGCATTGGCATTCTT